CGCCCACCTGTTGGTGAAGCCCCGTTAGGCTCGGGGGCGTGCCTAGGTAAAACTAGGCAGCAGGGGGGGTCGGCCGCGGCTCTCTTTGAGACGCTGACGGAGACAAGGGCTGCGTTTGGCGAGATGACCCCCGCCCCTCCTGGTTGGTTCCAAGAGGAGTGGGAGTCAGTCTCTGCTTGGGCAGACCTGAGAGACTGTCTCCAGTGGCCTCTGGTAGAACGCGCTCTTGATGGCGTTCTACCGGAGCACCAGGTGGAAACAGTCTTAGAGAGGGGCGCTAAGGTTCGTATCGTGACGAAGTCACCACACGACCTTGTCGCCCTCCTCCATCCGATTCGGCGGTACTTACTCAGTGGACTCCGGAGGGACCCTCGGGCCTCTCTGGTGTTACTGGGTAAGCACCGCGAAACGGTCTCGGGCTGCTTCAAGTACCCCCTGTGGGGTGACCGAGTCGTTCGATCAGCGGACCTCAAAACGGCCTCAGACTTGTTAGGTCTGGACCTTATTGAGGCGCTGGTCGATGGGCTCTGTACCGCCGCGGGATGGAGTGAACATGTGTCACTCATCCTACGGTATGGGACAGGACCCCAACGAATCCGTTACCCGACAGGGGAGGAGATCATCAGTCGGCGGGGAATCCTTATGGGACTCCCCACCACCTGGGTTCTCCTGTCTCTCTCCCAGATATTCTGGGGATTGACGGCCATACGCAGTGCGGAGCGTACCCTCCGTTGCCGCTTAGGAAGCCAACCCTTCCGGGTCTGCGGTGACGACCTCATCGGCTTTTGGAGCCGGGAGGTTAACGACGCGTATTCCGAGGTTGTCCAGTCCTGTGGAGGACTGTTCAGCCCTGGAAAGGACCTCACTTCTGCGCACGCGGGCATTTTCCTTGAGGAAATTGTCCACGTGCGGAGGATTGAGGCTCGCGCCGGGTCACAGCAGGTCCGCTGGAGGGACCCTGACCGGATGTCTGGTTATGGAAGAGCCGCATGGCTTGCGGTCCGCGAGGACCGGGACCTGCGATTCTTCCGCCGACATTTCGGCCTCGGTCCCCTCCGGGTGGCGGTCATTCGTGACCGCCCCGGGCGGTTGGCTTCTATGGTCTTCTCGGAGTGGTCGGCGGCATTCCCACTTAGGGGACTCGTGACTCGTCCCGGACATGATCCGGAACGTCGCGAGGTACCCTGGTGGGTTGCCATCGGCCCCTCCGCGTGGACCATAGGGGAAACCCATCCTGGTTCATGGGATCGCATCCATAGGGTCGTCTCATACGCTCACCCGGGTCTTCGGACCTGGGCTTTGCGTCGGGGCTTTCTTGTGAATGCGCCTCGTGAACTGGGAGGCTTTGGGCTTCCATCTAAGCGGTCACCTGACCGCCTGCCGGTGACGGCTGTTGCAGATAAGCCAACGAGGAAGGCCTGGGCGCGCTTATGCACGTCCGAGGCCCCCTTCGAGGACTATACTGCACTCAGCCGTCCTTGGAACCGCGTTCGCCCGGGTGCGTGGCGCGACCTGTCGTCTAACGACGTCCAGGACGCTCTCATTCACTCGTACGATGTGGTTCGCCGGTCGGCTGTCAGGCCAGGCGTCCCGTCGTACCCTGAGGTTTCGGCCTCAGAGTACGTCGAGGGTCTCACTGCTATACGGGGCATCGACTACACGCTCTTAATGGGCGTGTCGCCGGAGCACCGTTGGCAGGTGACCCCCGCTTCTGTCGCAGCGTCTTTCCGGAAGACGGTTCGCAAACTGGGTCAAACCAGGATGCGTCCCTTATCCTCCAGGAAGACGGTGCGTTGGGCGCTCACGATGTTGAGCGCCCAGGAGGCTGACTTTATAGTCACCCTCCCGTTGCGGGATGCCTGGGCGGCGGGTACTGAAGCAGGGGAGAAGGGGGCGCGGCCACGGCATCATCGTGTCGTGGCCACGCGTTCGGCTCAGCGCCAGGTAAGCCTGGCACTGGGGTGGGACCAGTGGCTTGGTCATAAG